GAGAAACTCATGACCAGTTTGCTTTATAGTAATAAAACTAAGCAAACACCAGCACAAGCTTTGGAGCGTGCTAATGGTATGTTGTGCGTTGCGTATTGTGATAAACAATTTCGCAGCTTTTTAAGAAAGATACAACAATGGTTGCTAGAGGAATATGATGCAGTCTGTGCAGAAGATGCCGACTGGATTTTAGCAAAGAGTGGAATGAGCACTGACGCAAAACTTAATGAGTTATGGATTGGAAAATCCTTTATTCTGCCTGCACAAGCAGTTGAAATTGAGAAGCGTAATAAAGATAATAAATGCTCAATAAAAATGAATACAAAACTCATAATTAAAAACTCAAAACCTAGTAAACGAGGGGGGAGAGGGGGCCGAAAAGGACCTAAAGCTACTCGGAAATCAAAAATCGCGGATCCATGGATGTCACGTCAGCAATTAGCACAGGCTGTAACTGGTGCAAAATTTACATCTAAAAGACGACCACGAAATAGAAATAGAGGTGGTATCAAAGGAGCAAATCCTCGTCGTGAACCACAAGGACTTAAAAACAAGGGTTGTTATGTGGATGAACGTGAAGAAATTTTAGATGTAGTTGGTAATGGAACAAATTTTGGAGTTGTTAATACAATTGTTCTTAATCCTGGTCAAGCTGCCAGTTTTCCAACACTTTCAAAACAAGCTGTGATTTGGCAAAGATATAGATACAAATATTTACGATTTGAGTATCAACCAACAGTTAATGAATTTAACACAGCTGGAACTGAAGGAAAGGTTATAATGCAGTGTAATATAGATGCTGCAGATGGACCACCTACAACTAAACAAGGGGCTTATGCTACAGATTCTCAGTTAGTGAAATCTGATTTACCTTGTCGTAAGACTGTTTTAAACATTCCACCACGTTATCTACAACCAATTGGAAAAGATTGGAGATATGTTAGGCAGGGTGGTTTGCCTGGTGCTGCTGACATTCATGAATATGATGTTGGTAATTTATTTATCAGTACAACAGGAACAGCAGACAATACAACAAAGCTTGGGGAGATACATGTATTTTATGGTGTACAATTTGAAAATCTTCTAAATAGTGCTTTGGAAGCAGCCCCGGCTAATAATCAAGTGTCCCAATTTGCAACAACTACAGCACAAGTTTTAACAAATGGAGTTGCAACGACACTATTAATTCCTACTGTAGTAGCAAATGGTTTAAATGGAGTTAATACAACTGGATCAATAGTGCTCCCAGTTGGTAATTATATACTTAATGCTGATATCTGGTTAGCAGATTCGACAGCAGAAGTTCAAGAATATCACTGGACATCCAGAAAAATGGAACGTCAGTGATTCCATCAGCAGTAAAACCTGCGACGCAAAATTCATTTGCAGGTGGTTCAGTATTGGAAATTAGTTATAGTACTTATGTTTCTATGAGTGGAACAGACACATTAACTTTAGTAGCGACTATGACTGGTGCGGCTGGAACCTTGAATTCGTATGGAAATTTACGGATTCTTGCTGTGTAAAAGACCTTAATAAAGGCGAGGGTGACAAAGAAATTTAGTTTACAACTAATACCTCAATTTGTCTGAAAGTTAGTTGCTTCCAATATATATAGAAGTAATGGTACGAATTTATGCTTAATAAATGTTAATAGAAAAGCATGCAACATAAGGAAGTATTTTAATACTTGTGTGAAGATACAATAAAAGAACTCTTGGTAGGAGACACCTACCTATTTTGCAAATTTAGAGAAAAATTTGTAGTAACGGAAATAGATAAAGTTATACTTGAACGTTAAAAGTAGTTTCGCTAAAAGAGACCTGGTTGTAGAAATCGAGTTCTCAGTTAGCTGACGCGCCCTGATTAGAGGAGGAACATTGATTCCTGTCCCTTGATTGTTGAAATCGCGTTAAAAGAATGACAATAGCGTACGCGCCGCGAAAGCCAATCACGTGAGGCGGATCGAAAGATTCTACCTCATCAGAGGAATGTGAGGC